GGGCGCGGCGCTGACCTACACCGGAAACGAGCAGGAGCCGCCGCCGGGACCTCAAAGCCACCGCGCGTCAGCTTCGCGCCGGAGACCGACGTGATCTGCGCCACGGCGTGGGTCTTGTTTTGCATCGCCCAGCGAATATGCACGTTCGTCAGCGTTGCCGCCGCGCTGAAAACCACATATTCCACGGGTCCCCGATACCGCACGGCATAGCCGGAGCCGCCATTACTGAGCGTGATATTTCCGCTTCCATCGTCGGTCGCGCTCATACCGGCAGACTTTGCCGTGAGCTGTGTCTCCCGGTTGAGCTTCGCGGTAAATTCCGCCGCCGACTGCATCTCGATCTCCAGAATTTCCGCCTCGGAGCCGCGCCAGTCGAGCGCCGGGAAGGCGTTTTTGATAGCCTCCCGCAGCTCCGGCAGGATGTTGATGTTGGCCGCGTATGCGGACGCAGGCACAAAGGAAAATTCGCTGTATACAGGACTGCTCATATTCAATACCTCATTCCCGCGCCCACATGCGGCGCTTTTCTCAGAGCGCTTCGCGCTCGTTCATTCTCTCGATGATATGGACAAAATCGCCTCTCGGCTTTTCTGCCGTCTTGCTCATTTCGTTGAGCTGCACGACGATCTCCCGCGTCACATGCGTATCACCGTTTTCATACGCCTCCATATATCCCTGTGCGACCATTTTCTTGTGGCCGTCGCAGAGCCTTGGATAGATCTCCAGCATTTCTTCGCCGAATTCCACGATTCTTGTAAAGACCTTACGGTCGAGGATCTCCCCCTCCCGGTAATTGACGCCCAGCGCCTCGCGTTCGTCCTCATTGAGTCCGGACACCACGATCAGCCAGCGCCTTGCCATGAATACGCGGTTGACCTCCGTCAGCACGCGCGAAAGATCGCGCTTCGGCACATAGAAGCTTCCCGTCTTTCCGACGATCTGTCCGTAAATACCGCCCTCTCCAAAGAAAACGATGTTGTCGTCCGCGACCGGAGCCATCCACAGGAAATGCACCATTTCCGTGTCATTGGAAACCTGAATCACCTGCGGAGTCTGCTGTGCGGGAACGCTTGCCATCGCGCGCGCGACCGCATCCGCGATCATCTTCTGCACATCCGACTTCTTGAACGTCTCTTCCTTCGGGGCTTCTGCCTTTTCCTCCACAACGGATTCCCTAGGAACTTCCACTTCCTGTCCCTTCAGCTCCGGTTCCAGCTCCGTCAGCGGTGTCTGTTCACCGTCGTAGCCGGCACCCTTGACATCGTCCGCCATCACCGTCAGCACATTTTCTTCCCCGATCTGCGCCTTTTCAGCGGTGTTTTCCGTCGCGATTTCTTCCGGGACGTTGAAGAAAACGTCCTTTTCTTCCGAAGCTTCCGCTTCCGGATTTTTTCTCGGTCTGCCGGGCTTTCTGCCCGCGTTCTTGTTCTCAGCCATTTTCAAAAACTCCTTTCAGATCTATGGCGTTTTTCGTGTCGGCCCCCGCCGGAATTGAACCGGCGTCTGTGCGCCAGCGGAGCCATATGGCGCTGGGAGGGAGGAGGTTTACCCTCCCAGCGTTTGACGCACGCGGGCCTGCCCGTGACCCGCGCGGCCTTGCTTAGACAGTAACGTGTCCGACCTTGTTCGAGAAAACGGCGACCATATCCAGCGCAATGGTCAGATTGATGCCGATCTCGAAATCTGCCGTGCGCGTCGGGTCCATCTCAATGGTGATGGGCGTCTCGGCGTTGTAAGCGATGGTCATGGGCTTTCTGCCGGAGGAAGAGAGCATCCATACATCGTTTGCAGACAGGAGCGTGGTCGGTGCGCTGTTGATGTTGACGGGGCTTACCGCGTCACGCAGCGGCATCAGGCGAACGCCAAGGAATTCGCCGAGCATACCGTTGCTGTTGTACTGCTGACCCAGCAGCATCGCCAGCGCGGAATCCATGCTTGCGTTGGTGGAGCCGGTGGCCTGCGTCGGCAGGACCTTTGCCAGCGCAACGGGAGAACCGGCCGCGATGATGTTTCGAACGCCGGTGTTGTTGAGCGCGGCCAGCTTGTTTGCCAGCGAGATCCAGTTCTGGTTGGTGAACGTCTGGTTGAGGTTGCTCGGAATGAGCGTGGTGTCGGCTGCCGCAAGGGTCATCGCCTGATTCCACATGCCCATGGTCTTTGCATACATGCCCGCAACGAGATTCGCAAAGAACTGACCGAAGTCCTGATTGTTGCCGACCAGCTGATACCACTTGGCCGTAATCATTGCGGTCTTGGGCTGCGGGTTGAGCGTGTAGTCCTTCGTGTAGAAGCGGTTGCGCGGCACGCTTCTGGAGGCGCCCCAGCTGGAATCCTGGAAAATGGGGATGTCATTGGAGCCGACAGAGATCATAGCCGTCTCGCCAAAGCCGACCTCCAGCGTGTCCGCGAAGAAATCCACGGCCTCGGAGTAGACGTTGGCAATGATGGGAATGACGATCTCCTGATAGATGCCCTGAAGCACTCTGTAGAACGCAGCGTTTCCGTAGAAGCGCATACCGTTGCGCTTGAGTTCCTCAAAGCTTGCCGGAGGCGTTTCGCCGGTCTGTGCGCAGGCGACCTTCGCGGCATACATCAGGTGTTCTCTCTGGAACTTTTCATTCAGCTCCTTGTAGCCCTTGCCACTCAGCATGTGCTGAATGTTGGCAGTCTGCATACCGTTTGCCGCCAGAATGGCGGATTTGCCGTTTGCGGCGTGCTCATAGAAAAGCACACGGCCCTTGGAAACGATGTCACCGCGTTCTGCTTCATTGCCGGAAGCATTCACGCGGAAAACAGCGGTAGGGATGCTGTTCAGATTGATTTTCGGCATTTTCTCTCACTCCTTCCTTATGCGTAGACGCGGCAAGCCTGCACGTCGATGTAGTCAAAGCTCTCCGTCGTACCCTCGGTGAATTTTCCGGTCTGCGGAAGCACCTTGAAGTACAGTGCGCCGTTCGCTGTCGGAGCGGCAGCGGCGGGCTTGAGCTGACCGGCGTCGATGGTCAGGAACGTGTTGGCTCCAACGGCGGCATTCACATTGCCGATACCGAAGCGGTATGCGTGATCGCCGTCGAAAACGATCTTCGTGAACGTGCCGTCGCGGCCTGCCGGAATGCCGAGGCCGAGCGTCTCCGTGCCGACGGCATAGCGCTGGCCGTTTTTGCCCGCAAGCAGCGAGACTTCGTAGGTATTCGCGGCATAAACGACATCGCCTGCCTTCGTGGCGGAAGTGGCGTCCACCATGATCCATGCGTTTTCATTCTTGATGTTCGGGAAGCCTGCGCACGGCAGCTGCGTGGTGCGCACGACCAGACGGCCCGCGTCGCAGTCCGCGTCCGCGCTGGACGCCTGATATCTGCCGGTCACATTGATGAGGTCATCGCGGAAATCGTTCGTCACGCGCGGCTCAAATGCGGTTTTTGCAGTAAACATTCTTTTTCACTCCTCTCTTATTCCTCGGAAGCGGCTTCGACGCCCCACTTGTCCAGCAGGCCGGCAATGGAGCCGTCGTCCTTTTCGCTGTTCTTTCCGAGCTTGTCCCATACATAGGTGGTTTTCTTCTTCGCGGCGGCTTCGGCATCCATCTTCTCGACGGCCTCTCCGCATACGGCATAAACGGCCTTTGCGACCTCTGCCTCGCCGGTCCAGTTCTTGTCTTTGTCGCAGCTGTTGGTGTAAAGTCCCGCCTCAATGTCGGTCAGAATGCCGGAAATTTCGCTGTCCGCGACCTTCTGCTCCCGGTTGAGGTTAAACCTCCGCAGCGTTTCTTCCGCCTTCGCCTTCGCGGCGTTCAGACGGCGCTTGCTTTCAAACTCCTGCATTGCCGCGACCTGCGCGTTCGCGCTGTTCAGCTGCTGAGTCAGCGCTTCCACGTTTTTCTCCGCCGCGTTCAGTTTTGTGTTCGTTTCTCCGCAGATCACATCCACAAAATCCGCCGCGTCCGTGGTCAGCTGTTCTTCGCCAAACTGCGCGACTGCATTGATGGAAAGCGTCTGGAAGCGTTCCGGCACGATGGTCTCGGCGGCGTTTTCCAGAATGTAGGACTTATACGCGCCGTCCTTCGTCATCAGGCAGACATAGATCTTTCCGTCCTTTTCACCTGCCGCCAGAACCTTATAACCGTCGAAGCGCGCGGAAAGCTCCTTGAGCTGTCTCTTGCTGTAAGGTTTCAATGTTTTCACTCCTTCGTGTTGTAAATTCCCGTTTTCGGGTCCGTTTTCTCCGTCCGGGGCCTTCTGTAAAGATGCCGCCTTGAGCTTCAATGTCTTAAACTCTTCTCCCAGCGCGGCAAGCCGAGCGATGTTGGCCCCCGGAATTGCCGGAGCAACGCCCGCACCCAGAATCGTGACGCCAAGTCCCCGCCAGACCTCCTCAATCTCAATGTCTCCGTCCATGCGGTTTTCCTCGATCAGAGTTTCCACGGATACGTCCATGCGCCCTGTTCGCACGATCTCATCCACGGCCTCCTTTGCGTAGAAAGCGAAAAGCTTTCCCCTTGCCACAATCCAGGTCTGACCATCCCTCTTCTTGAGGGAAAAATCACGTTCATCATCCGACAGCGTTCCGACAATGCGTTCCGCCGTCCCATCCATGTAGGAATAGTATTTTTCGCCCGTTCTCGGGTCCGTCCGGAGCTGGCTGTTGTGTCCGTCTCCGACCTTTCCCAGAACGTAGGCGATCAAAATCGGCTGCCCTACAAACGTCTTGTAGAACTTTTCCAGATTCCGATAATCCCATTTGTTCCGATTCACGCCCTCGCGCATCAGCCACAGCTCCACGCCGAATTCGTAGGGATTCAGCCTTTGCAGTACGCGAAGCTGTCCCGTCGCAAGCGCGTTGGTGTTTTTTGTCAGCGGCATTTTCACTCACCGTCCTGTCTGTAAAGTCCCTCGATCCATCCTTCGAAGCTGGTCGCGCTCATTTCGTGCTCGGAATACATCTGCCACGCATACAGGAGCTTTTCGTAGCTCTGACTGTTCTCCATCTGCAAATTTTCAAACCCGCGTCCGAGCGGATACATCCCGTTTCCGTCGCAAACCTCCACGCATTTCCGGAGCGCATCTTCGATCCTTTGCAGCATTTCAATGGCCGCTTCAAAGACCTCGTCGAGGTTTTCCGGCCGGTCCGCGTATTCTGCGGTCGCCGGGTAGATCTGTAAGATGTGCCTCTGGTGGAGCAGATCACCCACCCCGTCAAAGCGCTGCGGCTGCAAATGCGCCAGCCTGTGCAGAACGTCCGCCGTTTTCGGCATCCCCAGCTCGATCAAGACCAGCTCCTTGAGTGTGTCCAGCCCTCTTGCCGCATCCTGATAGGCGCCTGTCACATCCCGCGCTGCATCGCGCACGGCCGCAAGTGCGCCGTTTTCAAAATCAAACCGTTCTTTCAGCCGAGCCATGTTCTCTTCTCCCTTCCGCAAAAAACAAAAAGAGCCAACGGCACGTTTCCGTGTCGTTGACTCTATCCAGCCCCTTTGCGGTACTATCCTACCGCAAGCACTCTATTTTCTTTTCAGCTCCGCGCGATTTCCTTCTTCTCGATTACCCTCGCGCTGATCTCCACCACGCGGATCAGATCTTTCGTCCGCTGAATTTCAACGTTTTTCCAGTCGTTCAGCGCCTTGTTAATCGCCGGAAGATCTTTTTCCGTCAGAAATTCAATCATTCGTACCTCCGTACTGGTCGATCATCGTCTCGCTTCCGTCCGCCGTCACGGTTCCGTCGCCCTTCGGCCGTCCGGGAGACTGCGGCGGCAGTCCCGAGGAATCCTGCTTCATGTTGTATGCCGTCACCAGCGGCAGCCGCTTGTCGAGGATACCGCTGTTGTAGACCGCATCCGACAAACACAGATCGTCCAGCATCGACCGGTCAAGCAGCGCGTTATAAAGAATGGTGTCCGGCAGAATTCCGTGTTCCATCCCATTCATGCACCGTTCGAGCGTTTTTTCATCCTCCGCAATATCTCCAAACATGACGAATTTCCAGTCGTATTTGAGGTTGAGCTTTTTGATAATGGCATTCATCATCCGCTCAAAATCGCGGTAGACCGTCTGCATGAACTTACTTTCGATCTGAAGCGAGATCTGTGCCGTTCCTGCCTTCGGATCGTCTCCCAGTGGAATGATCGCGCCCATACCCGCCTGACTCATCGTGTCGCTGTAGCCCTGCTTCACAATATCCATTGCCGACGGAGCTTCCGACAGGCTTTCCAGTTTCATATTTTCAAACGGAGCCGCATACAGGCCGATTCCGCTTGTACTGTTCATCTGCAGCATGTCGTACCAGATTGCTTCAAACAGAAGCCGTCCGGCGTTACTGAGTTTGTATTGATCCTCAGATGACGCTGCTTTGTCGTCCCGATAGGGAATTTCTCCGTGCAGGAGGCTCACAAGCGGATTCTGGATCAATTCCAGCTGGATCTGTTCCATCTGCGCCAGCTGGATCATGTTCAGGAAGAGTCCCGCGAACGGCGAGATTGCCGTCCGGCTCACATCGTCCGCTTCAAACGGGAAAACCGAATCGACCGGCAGATAGACCCAGTAATACCATCGTCCGTTCTGATAATAGACGTCCGGTGTCCCCGGTATATCGCCCATCGCCTGAATCCGCTGGAATTTTTGCATGTCAATGCGCGTTTTCTGCGCAAAAACAACGCTTGTTCCCGTTCCTTCCGGCTTCTGCACCACGCTTCCAAAGTCGTACAGATACGGCAGAAACAGCTCTCCGAACTGTTCCGGCACGCATCCCGGCTGCAGGAAGTACATCATGTTGAAGGCGACCGTATATTTGGAAACGTTATTATATCCCGTGATCTTCGTCCAGTCGCTGGGCAGCTGCTGCATGAATGCGTAGTTCACCTTGTTGTGGCTCTTGTCCACGCTGTAGCGCGGGTAGTAGAAAACCTTGCCTTCTACCCCGACCTGCCCGACGATCTGGTGCGCGTTTTCCTTGGGCTTGAATTCCTCCCGGAGCTTTTCCGTCAGCTTCCATTCCCGCAGGAAATCGTCCTTTTTCGTATCCTCTCCGGATACCATTCTCGGCATCACATAGCTGTGATAGGTCAGCAGATTCTGGTACGTTTTCCGGATGTGAAACAGTGGATATGCCGTGTATTCCAGAATGTGCGATACCTGCCGGAGCGGCTGCTCGCTGTCATACGGAGCCGTGAGCATCTCGCCGACCTTGTCTTTCGTGAAATTGACCGGCAGAGAGGATATCTGCTTGACGCGGCGATTTTGAATGTAGGGATTTGCCATCCCGTAGCGGCCGGCATTGATCCCGGCAAATGCCGTCGAGATCGCGCTCATCGGCATCCCCTGATTTTCTGCCGCCATCGTCCGGAGCTTTTCAAAGATCTGCGGGAATGCGGCGTATTGGAGCTTATTCAGTTCACTTGTCTCTATCGCCATTTTCCGCATCCTCCGCCGTTCCGGCCTGCTTTCTGCGTTCTTCTGCCAGCGCGCTTGACAGCTCGTCGATCATCCGGCTCAGATTCTCCATTGTTTTCGGCTTTTCCTTTTCCAGCCGTTCCCGCAGAAGCGCCGTCGCGCAGCTCATGATCCAGTCTTCGTCTGCCTTCGTCAGCCGCTTCACGTTTTCTCCGTCGATCTCCATGCCGCCCTCTGGCCGAGCACCCGCCGTATAGATCAGGATGTATCCCGGCGCGATCCTGCTGAACCGTTCGCGCATCGCCGTTTCCACAGCCTCCTGTGTCACGCGCAGCGCATATAGCCGGTATACCTTCGTCTGATCTTCTGTCATCTCAAAAAATCCTTCCTCCGCGTCTCTGCGTCACAAGGCGTCCCGCACCCTGCGCAGGGCCTGCGTTCCGGACGCTTTCGCGTCCCTGATACCTCTTGAGCATTTCGTCCCAATCGCTTTTCTTCCGGATCTCACTCAAAGCCAGCTCTTTTTCCAGTTTCTGCGCCAGCCGCAGTCCGTATTTGATAGCCGACCAGCTGTCTCGCTGGATCGCCCGTGAAATACGCTTTTCGCTGAAACCCGCGCCCGACGGCACGGCTTTCAGGTTCTGGATTTGGCCCGAAAGCTCCCGCGTTTTCTGATATGGCCTCGCGATCTGATAATCCAGATTGTCATCCTTGATCTTGTGAAGCCGCTTGTACGCCTCCACGCCCTCGCGCGTGTTCATCGTCAGCAGCTGTACATTGTGGTTGTCAAACTGCGTCTGCGCATACCGGATCATTTCCACATCCGGGTCTGTCACGCCGCTTCCGCCCGCCTTGATGGGATAAATGACCGGCAGCGCCCCGTCCAGCTCCAGCGCCGTATATTCCGTGTGGTCGAGGATACAGAGCGGCGGAAGCCCATCTCCGAGATCCTTCATGAGGTCCTCAATGACCGCCTTGCCGTACTGCCATCCGTCTATCGCAATGTAGGTCGTGTTTCCGCCGTCAAAGCAGAACCGATACCACACGTCCTTCAGCTTTCTGGCTTGCTTCATGGCGTTATCCGGAGGCGGCCAATCGTCCAGCCATACAAGCTGCTTCAAAAACCGATCCCTTTTCAGGAAATCCATCTGCTTCGTGAGCTTCCATACGCCGACGGCGCATTTCGCGTTCTTTTTCGCGTCCTCATAGGAAACGTCATAGCATACGATGTAGGTCACATCCTGCGGTTCCGTTTTGCACCCCGGATATTTGCAGCAGTGCTGCCGTTCCATCGAAAGCAGGCAGCAGCTCTCCGAAAGGCTTTCATCCGCAATGATCGGATATTCGTCCGCGCCGGTGTACCGGCTTTCCATCTCGCGCATCCAGCGCTCCGGCGTCAGCTTCGACTTCAGCTTCTGCGCCCACGAATATGGCCGCATCTGCTGCAAAACTACGCATTCCCAGCTCATGTCGTATGCAAACGCGCTTTCTCCGCGATACATTTCCTTCAATGTGTCGCATCGGACGGGAAAGGACGGATGCTGTTTTCTTCCCGCGCTCGTAATGGAGTGGTTTTTATATGCAACGAAATTTTCATCTGGCTTTCCATCTACGTTGTGCCGCAGACGGACCGCCGGAAGAACGATCGTCGAATACTCGGTAAAATCAAACGGAGGATTTTCTTCCTGTGCAAATTCCTCCGCCGTCACGTCGTGGATGTTGTCTCCACGGAAGGCAGAAATATAAAATGCGCTTCCAAGGTCCGTTTCTATCTTGAAATCGTCCTTGCTCTCAGCCGTCACGCGCCATCCCTTTGCCAATGCCGGATAATCGTGTGCGATCTGCTTGAACTGCTTGCTTCCAATCAGCGCCATCTGCTTGTAGCTTGGGCCGTAATAGGCGCTTTGCGTCCCCGGCCAAACCAATCCGTTCAGCATGGCATACTTGAATTTTGTGCTCGTTTTCGTGATGCCGCGCGTTCCCGTGAATGCCACATCCGCGTTTCTCGCGTAGGCACGCATCATCAGCCGCTGCATGATTTCTTCGTTTGCGTAGTCCGCAAACTCATCCCGAAACAGGTCGCAGCCCTTGTCTGGATACCAGCGGATCACCCAGATCAAAAACGCCCACCATTCTGATTCAAACGAGGTGTAATCCCGCTGTTCGACCTCGCGCTTCTGAATCCATCCGACACCCTATTCAACTAGCCGGCAGACCACACTTTTCCGTATCGTCTCGCCAACTCTCATCACCGTCCTATTTCTTCGCGCCGTCTTTCAGCGGCGGCATTCTGATGAGGCCCAATTTGTCGTAAGCCTCTTTTTCGTCCTCGTTCGGCTCCGAAGCGAATTCTCCCAGTTCGTCGTGAATGCGCATCTCGTCCGGCAGTGCGGAAAGCTCCGGCATTCCGTCGTTCTGGCGCATCCGATTCTCATTGATTAGGATCATCTGGTCAACTGCGTCCGCCGTATAGGGATATCTCGGCTTTCGGCCAAAGAAATATTCAAACATCTCGTCTGGGCTGCACTGCTTTCCGTTTTTCAGCAGTCCGGCCTTTTCCAGTCTGTCCGTGATCTCGTCCAGCCGTATCACGTCCGCCGGCCGAACGTCCTTCTTGCGCAGATTTTCGCTTGCAAGGTTTTCCTGTATCATGGTGGACAGCTTCTTTGCCGCGTCGAATTTTCCGGACGCCGTCATGTCGTTCATCTGCTTCATCCAGCGCGCCACATTGCGAAGGATCAGCTGCTGCTTTGCGCTGACCGCATTCTCTCCGCCAAAATCCGAAACGAGGACTTCATAAATTCTGTCGAATTCTGCGTAATCCTCGCTGGAATAGTCGTTTCCCCAATCCTTCCGCTGCCTTACCGTTCCGGCCTTTGCCGTCTGGGCGTTTCTCTCTGCGGAAACGGCCTTGGTGAACTCGCCATCTTTCAGACCTTCTCCGAAGATCTTCGTGATGTCCGTCAGCCCGTCCAGAAAGCCATAGGGTTCTCTGGACTTGTTCACATCGAGCTTTTTGATGTGCAGATTATCGAGATACGAAAGCCACCTGTCGCGCCCGTCGTCGCGCGGCACGCAGTCGCGCGCGAACGGAACATCGTATTTGATGCAGCAGTAAAAAATTGCAAGGCTTTCGGAGGTTTTTCTGGCAAGCTGCGTGAAATATTCCTGCTGTTCCAGCTCACTGACCGACTCGCTCATGCTTCCTCCCGTCCAACAAAAAAAGCCGCTTCGTTCGTCTCCAATCATGGAAACAGTCCCGAAGCGGCACGTCATTTCTATATTCTTTTACCTGATTATACCACACTTTCCCGCAAAAAGCAAGAATAAATTGTGCAGTTCCTTTTTTCTTCTGATTTTTTGCCTCTTTTTACTTCTGAATGTCCGCCGTCCAAGTCCAAATCTTGGGGGAATTCACTTGTTATATGTCCCCAGTACGCCGCGCTCTGCCCGGTCATCGGCGCGTTTCGCCATCCACATCAAGGCTTCCTCAATGTGCGTGATCGCGCAGGCATTTTCGCGCGTAGCGAATTCTCCCTTGTTGAACGCCGTCAGCCTATCACGCACGATTTCCAAAAGATCAGCGTCCAAAACACCACGCCGCGCGTTTGGGTCATTTCGTGCGCCTTTCTGAAACTCGATTTGCGCTACCACCTTCGTCCCTCCTGCATCCATGACTGTGTAACTGTGGTATCCGCCACCGGGACCTTTTTCGGCGCTGCGGTAGATTGTGTTCAGGTTATTGCGCTTTTGAATCGTCGATAGCTTTTCCATATCGTTCCTCCCATTTATCCAAAGGTTCTTTCAGAATTTCTACCGATGCAAGTTCACCGTTTACAAACTCGCATCCGCAGTAGCTGGTTGAAATTACGATTTCAGTAATATCGGGCCGTATGCTTTTCAGTAGTCCAACGGGTTTGCCGTTAGCCGTCACAAACGGTGCGTTCTCTGGACGATAATCCCTGATTGGGGCTTCCGGCGCGGCTTTCAGTTTGCTCCTGAATCGAAGCAATTCATCGACATCTTCCGTGTCCGGTAGCTCGCCATCTTCTTTCCGCATTGAATCAAGAGCTTCATCAATGCTTGCGATCAGTTTGGTTGCGTTTACGTATCTATCCATGTATTGTCAATCTCCTTCCCGTCGAATACCGCAACAAGTGAAATGGGGCCGACTTCAATTTTCTCAATTTGTAGCTTGTCAGTAACATTATCGGTTACAACAAACCTGCCGTCTTTATTTGGATCAATCGCGTTGTCATCATCCAGCATCGCAGTTACGTCAATTTTTGCTTTGTATAATCGCCCTGGTAGCCCCTGTTTGAAGCAGACACGTCCGAGTGTGTCGCTGAATGTATTGACACCGTATCGGCATTTCACTGTGAATGTCTGCCTATTTTCCGTCCGCTTGTAGTTTGACGCAATGCCCACGATGTATGGTCCAATGCTTTCCACTGTAAAGCTGAAGTTTTCTTCTGGGGGAAATCCAGAATATAATAGGATTGCTTCGTGCAATGTCATTCAAATTCAATCCTTTCTTCCGCTTTACGTTAAAAATCCATCCGGTATCCGCAGTGCGGACATTTTTTCTTCAAAAGTGCCCACCTCAAAATGTCCGTATCCTCTTCATGTCCGCGCACCGTAGGCGCGTCGTGATAGCAATTCGAGCAGACAATATCAACGATGGAATTCCCATGCGCAGCCCAGAGATACTCGTCTCCGCCGTATACGTCATACGCGCGATGTATTTTCCAGAAAGCATGACGGCGTGCCTTCTTTTTCTTACGCTTCGTCAGTCTTGACATCTTCAACTGCATCCCTCGGGCTAAAATCCCGGCATTTCTGATACGCAAGCACCTTGTAAAACCACTCCATGTCGGAATAGGTCTTGCCCTTGTCTCTCAGGCATCTGTACGGATATAAATAGCCATCCCTGTACTCCCGATACTTGCATAGCTCACAGGTCGCTTGTAATTTGCCCTCCATTTTTGTCCTCCCTAGACTAAGCGCAGCATCAGCGCCAGCGGCAGGAAGATCACCAGGAACAGCGTCACCGCCGCGACGGCCTTCTGCGTTTTCTTATTCATCGTCGCTTCCTCCGTACTTCTCTTCGTACTCCTCCTGTGAAATGACCTGAATGTCCTCCGCTGTGTATCCAGCTTCCTCAATGCAGAGAAGCCGCAGCACTTCGTCCTTATTGATGCACCTTGCCATCAGCTCATAGGGGAGTTCTTCCTTTGCCTCAAACGTCATCTGCACGCCGAATTCTCCGCGAATGCTGAAATAAAGCTTGTTTTCTACCATTTTTACCTCCCAATCTTCAAGACATCGTGCGATTCAATTTCCGCCTCAATGCTGAAAACGTCGCTGTGCGGGTCGGCCTCTTCATCCTCGCAGACCAAAAGCGTCTGCTCCGCTGTCCCGACGTTCTCTCTTTCGATGTACCATATGCCGAGATTTTCCTTTCCGTATCCGATGAGAATGACCGTTCCATCCGTAAACCGGAAGCGAATCTCTTTGTCATAGCAGTCGATCTCATGGTCTCCGTGTTCGCTGTGCTCTACCACGACCAGATCATCGCTGTACCCGTATATTGTCACCATTTACCGTCTCTCCGTGTTCAGATAATTGATGATCTCATTGATTTTGAGCGCAATCGTCGCGTTATCCGGAATGTCCTGAACCAGAATCCCCATCACGCCACGTTTGATGGTCTTTGTACCGTCCGCATTGTATGTCACCTCATATCCGTTGACCTTGTCTTTTTTCATAAGTTCAAACGGCTCAATAGGCTTTTTCCCCATGCACTCTTTGAGAAACGGGTTTTCATACGTGCCAACGCGTTTGAACTGCTTCCAAAGCGCAGATTCGTCGCCTTTAAAGAATCCTCTGTTTCCTGGCATTTTCTCCGGATACAAAATATTCCAGTCAAAGGCAAATCGCTTGCCGTTTTCATTTTCCGCCGGTCTTCCAACCGTGTTGACTACGCCGACAATTCCACGCAGATCTTCTATATAATCACCGGTTTTAATGTTCATTTCGTCTCTCCCTCACATAAAGATTCGGCTCCTGCAATTTCATTTCTACCGTCTTTCCGCACCGCTCACAGACGACCTCGATCTCTGCATAGCCGGAGCGGAACGTCAGCAGCCTCCCCTTGTGCTTGACCCGGAGCGTGTCGCCTGCCTCAAACGCACCGAGAATATGCCCGTTCGGACAGCAGATGGTGCAGTTCACGTTCAGCACGTCCGCCGGTGCTTTCACATAGTTCGTCATTTCAGCTCCCCCACATACTGCCAGCTTTGCGGCGCACGCTTCAAAGGGCGCTTCCACTCGCAGTCATAACCGTATTCTCCGTTCACGTCTGCCACCTGATCATACGGGCAGCTTCCACACCGTTCCTTTTCACAATACAACTCAGGCGGAAACCAGAACTCGTTCAGTTCTTTCGGTTGATTGTAGATTTTCAGGTCGGAGATATGCCATCCGTATAACATATTTGCGCCGTTTGCATACGTCCGAATTTCATCGGCAGTCAGGCAAGTGTGCCGGACATCATCTTCGTTTAGCCAAAAGCGGCTATTTGCGAAAATATCTGTTACGCGGTCGCAGACAAACTCCCCGACGACCGTTCCACCAACTTCTATCTTTACCCATTTCCCATTGATGATATGGGGAACGATTCCTTTTGTCCGGTAGATATAGCACCTAAACGGCGTTTCCAGCTTTGGCCGCGTCTTGCGCACCTCAATCGTCTTTTCGCCGTCAGCAATTTTCTCGCACCATTTCGGCCGGATGCTGATAAGAACTGCCCTGCTCATACCGCCGCCCCCTTCTGCGCGGCCTCTACCTGCATTTTCAGCCGGTCAGCCCTTTGCAGATGCTTTTCCGCCCGCGCAATGATCCGTGAGACCGTAGACCGATTCACGTTGTATTTCAGCGCGATCTGTCCCATCGTTTTCCCGGACATATAAAGCGTGTAATACAGCTCCTGTTTTTCCGTCATGCTATACCTCCATGCATTCGTTCCATCGGACGTTCACCCTGTGTCCGTTCACCGTCACCACATATCCCGGCCGTTCGCTGCGGTACTGATACTTTTCCGACGAATAGACCGCGCCGACCGCCGGCTGAAACTCGGCAAATACCGGCAGCAGCGCTGTGATCCGGATCATGATCCCGTCCCATTTTCTCGCCTTCAGGCGTTCCGGCTTTGCCGAGTCCCGTGCCTGTTCCTGCTTTTTCATGTAAGCGTGGTAGCACTCCGGCCCGCAGAAAATATGCCGGTATCCGTTCTTAAGCCGCCGCGTAATGCTTTCTCCGCAGTTCGGGCAGTTCTGCGTCACATTAGGCATTTTCACGTCTCCTTTGCCTGTAAAAGAGTTTATTGTACGCCTCATAGCGTTTGTCGATGTGCGTCGAGCTGATAAGCCCGCCCGATTTCTCCATCAGCACATCAAAGTAGTTCTTGCCCTTCCCGCACGGATGCATTTCCGGACATCCCCCGCGATATACGCAGTTCGGACAAAGCACATCCGCAATTTCCGGCTCGATCTCATGCAACGCCGCCTTAAAGTCCTCGGCATACTGTCGCGTCTCTGGCGAGGACTGGCGGCACAAGCGCTTGCGCATGGTGTCAATGAGCGACTGCGCATTTGCTTCGCCTGTGAAGTCAACAGGTGCGTCCTGTGGCAGTTTGTCTCGCGGTATCCCCGTCCGGTCTGAACGCTGGCTTTTGATGTACTTCTCAAATTTGTGGCGGCTCCAATGCGTCGCCACCCAACTCTTGATGCCGTGCCATGTCCATTTTACGGAGATATCCCGGATCGGGCTGTGCTCCGCAATGAGAATTTTCCTTTTGAAATCCACGCTCGGCTCATGGTCGAGCGGCGGCTTGCCAACCGTTGACCGGCAGTCGGAAGCGACTTCCATCCAGTCTCCCTTGATCTTCAAAATTTCCGTTTTCATGATTTCTCCCGTTCTTTCAGAAAATCCTTCAGCCGTTCGCATTCATCCATGCAGCTTCTTGCATATGGATTTCCCCACCCCGTCACGCAATCGTCGCACGGTGTCGGCGTTCCCATCAGTGATTCTTTCAGCCGTGCGTTTTCATTTGAAAGCTTTTCAATCAAATCAATCGTATCATTGAAAAGCCTCTGCTTGCAGTGGACGAACGGCCTGTATCGGCATACCCCGCACCCGTTCTTTTCGTTCTCATCACAGTATCGAAGTGCTTCCACGACCTTTTCTTTTTTCCATTAACGTCTCCCAATTTTCAGATATTGATTTTCGTTGTGCGTGTACTCCGGGAAAAACAGAAGCAATCTCGCCGTCAATATCGCCGTCTTGGTCAGCTCCCGGTCCAGGAAAAACCATCCTCTCCAGCAAAGAGAAGCGTATACGCTCTTCTCAACAAGCGCCGCGTTCTCCCTTGCGCAGTTTTTGGGGTTCCCGTCCAGCCATACAAGATTTCCGTCTTTCCCTGGAAAATACTTTTCCTTGAAATATTTGTTTGCGGCAACATAACCGTTCTCCGTTTTCACCCTCGCCGGCTTTTTCCCATTCCATATGACCGTTCCAACGGGGTTTTTCGGTCTTAAAAGTTCTCTGCGTACATTGTGCGTTCCCTTGCGAATACCAAGCTTATGCACTCTTTTCTGCAAATTGCGAAAATCTGTCGGATGCTCCGGAAACCTCGCCACAAACAGCTCTGTCAGATCATAATAAGTCCGTGCAGTTTGTGTGTGTTCCCGAAGAAAAGCGTCCTGCTCCGCAGTAAACCTAACCGCCATTCAGTTCTCCTACAACGCTATTGATGCGCTTTCCGTCCGCTTTTGTGTATTTGTCGGCACGCATAACAACGTCGGCATTGTTTATCATCTGCTTTGCAATGCTTGCAATCGCTCTCGCGTGTTCCACGTCCGCCGTACCATTCACCATCGCAGATATCTGTTCCCCAAGAACATTTTGCAGCTCAAGTAATGTCATTTTTTCACCTCCATCAGACAATGTTTCACCCTAAAACACCCCCATTTTCTTCTTGTAGTTGTATATCGACGACCGGCTGATCCGAAGCTCCTCGCAGATCTTTTTCTGCGGCACCTTCAGCCGGAGCATTTCCTTCAGCCGCTCCACGTCGATCTTTTCTTCGACACTCGGACGGCCTTTCTTTTCGTGCGTACCGCCGCCCAGACAGTTACAGCACTCCGTATCTGCGTATGGGCAGCGTTGGAGGCAGAAATTGATTTCCTCCTGCGTGTCGTATGTGCGTTTTTCAATGGGATCGTCCCTGTATACGCTGTTCCATGGAAGTGCCGCCAAAATCAGCACATTTTCACGTCCGGATCTCATATTTCTGCCTCCCGTTTCATTCGTATAATTCTGTGATCGTGATCTCTGTTCGCGGCTCGTCCTTGTCATATAAGACCCGGCTCCCGTCATGTGCCGCCGCAATGGAGCTGTTGTCGTCCGCCAGGACTCCGGCCAATACCAGAATGTCCATTGTCGCCTCGATCAGATTGCAGAGGTCAACCCGCCTGTGCGTCGGCATGTAATATACGCACTTCACGTTGACCGACACATCGACCGGCTTTGCAGGCTTTCGGATCTGCCACAGGCACGCCTGCTCATACTCCTTGTACTGCTTCGACGGAATGACCATTCTTTTCCCGGTTTTCTTGTTAAAGATGATCTGGCTGTGATTTTTCTTTGTCCTCGGCGGCATTTTTATCATGATTCTGATTTCGTCCATCGAAGCACCTCAAATCGTCAGCTCATAATCATCGCCAGCGGCTGAATCCCCTTCTCCGTTCTCCTGCGGTTCCTCACCCTGCATGTTCTGGCAAAGCTCCCAGAACGCATCCACAAATCCCGTGTTAAAGGCCCGCATGAATTCGCTCCGGTCGTGGATATAGCCCTTCGACATCGCGTTTGCAAACGCCGTCCAGAGGCAGTCCACCATTTCCTCCCGATAACTGTCGCTCTGAATGGCGATCTGCTCGATCCGAAGCTCCGTCCATGTTTTGTTCTCGCCCGCGCCGTTCTGATAGTCCTTGCTGGACCACTTACCGGCGATCAGAACGTGGTCGCCCTTTCTTACGCGCTGTGCGATATTCGTCTGCGGGCTTTCTCCGACGGAAATGATGTTCATGAAGCGCTTGTCCTCGTATGCCACGCCGAATGTGACCTTTGGCATCGGAGGCCGCGTGTCGGAGCCTTTTGTGTACTCGACCTTTGCGTCCCGCGTGACCTTTCCCCAGATCACCATGGTTTCGCAGGTTTTTCTTTTTGGGTCCTTGGGGTCTGCAATGATCGCGCTGTTGATCGGCCTCATCCTTCACCACCGCCGAAAAAGCCGTCGTCCATGGATTCCATATCGATCTTTTTGGGCTTACTTGCGGCTGCTGCTCTCGGCTGCTTTTTCACTGCTTCCTGAACTTTTTCCGGCTTGGCATCTTTCCGGCGCGTCAGTTCCTCTTCCACCGCCGCAGTTTCAAAGAACTCTTCTTCCTGCACCGCCTCGATGGCTGGAGTGTTCTCCGTTGTGCCAGTCACCTCTCCGGTAGCCTTGTCCACGTTTATGATTGGAATGTCCGGAATTACACCATCTTCGGAGTCGCTTTCCATTGCATAGCGGATTTCATTGGAAAGCGGCGCATAACCGGAGTTCAGGAGGCTGCGGAGAACGGTTTTACGGCACATCTTGTCTTGCCCATACCCAACGTCGTTCCAAGGTGAGGATTTCCGCATCTTTTCTTCCTCTTCTTTTGTCATTTCCCCAGAAGTGAACTTTTTGAACTTTTCAAGATCAAACGCTTGTGAATACCGATCTGCATGGAACAGGAGCTTGTTCATCGACCAAAATTCCGGTCGGAACATTCCATCTTTCAATTCGAAATAGGCATAGTACCCGATTACTTGTGCTGCTTCACGCTCTTCATCCGTAGAGTAAACGTTGAAGTCAAATTTTGGCTTTCCAGTGCGCGAATCGCGTCCCATGTACTCGCCTTCTCGGATATCAAGGCAATCTATATCGTGGTACTGCTTAGTCGCAAGAGCCAGCGCAATATAGCCTTTATACGAAATGATAAAATTACACATCCGCCCGAAGGGAACCAAATGGTAGTGAATGTTGAGTATCAGGCCCATTCCTTCTCCGCGCAGTGCAGCTGCTACGACGCTTCCGGGATCACATGCCTTTAACTGGTCAGAAGAATTCACCGCTTGAATCAGCGTCGATGTAAATCTCGCCACAACTTTGGGGTCTTTCAAAGATTTTCGGATAAGCTCCTGCATCGCGTTCGACGTGATGGCGCTTGAGAACGTCTGCTTCGGCGCACTGGGCGTCAGTCTGTTTGCTGCATTCATCGTTCAGTTCCTCCCTTTTCAATCTCCAAATTTCGGCACGCGGCAGAAGCGAATCCCGTTGGCGTTCAGCCAATCCCGCAGTGCGATCATCTGTGTTCTCGTCACATAGCACCGGAAATCCAGCACCTGTTCAGTTTCCTGCGGTTCTTCCATGCGCAACGGCTCCGGAGCATTTTCCGCGTTCAGGAGCTTTTCCGCACGCTCTGCCGCCTCTGTTTCTGCTTTCTTCTGCGCCATGCGCTCCGCACGTTCCCGTTCCGCCTTTTCCTGCGCTTCCCGTCTCGCGCGTTCAGCGGCCTCCTGCGCAGCCCTTCTGGCTTCCTGTTCCTGCTTCATGCGTTTCAGTTCGCTGCCGCGCCGCATGGCGGCTCCGAGGTCCAGCGTTTTCTGGTATTCCAGAAGCATTTCGTTTTCGAACTCTCCGCCGGACTCTGTGATCGCTGTGACGTTCTCGCCGATAGCCGTCACAGCCGCCTGAATGTCGGTCTTGGCCGTTTCCATGTCATAGGTCACATTCATCCAGCGCGGATTTTCGATCCGCTCAAACGAAAGCCACGCCTGTGTGTTGACGGAAGCAAAATATCCTCTCAGCGTCTCGCGTTTCTCGGCCTTCCGCTTTTCATCGAACGCCTTGACCTGCACGTCGATGTTCTTTGCCGCTTCGTCACACATGCCGGAAAGCTCCTTCATCTGTGCCTCAAATATGTTGTACGGCTCCAGATAGCGTTTCTTGATGGCGATGCGCTGCTCGGATATCGCCTTGCTGATCTTGGCGATCTTCGCCTTGTCGGCCTTTGACGCGCCGATGGTATCCTCCGTGACCACCATCGACTTGTACGCCGCCAGATTTTCCGCCAGCCACGCCTTGACTTCCTCAAAGTTGAAGTCCAGACTCTGTGGAATGGCCTTGTCGAGGTCGGTTATCATCCGGATCTCGGTGGTTTCCATCAGCCATCCACCTCCGGCACGTCATACTCCTCGATCTTCTTCAGCGGGAAAAAATCCGGATGGATGTTTTCTTCCGGCACATTCACCGCCGTAACGATTGCCCGATTTTTTCCGCCTCCCGCCGGAACGATCACACGGTCGCCGACCTTCAGCGGCATTTCCGTGTCATAGCTGTACCCCCGTCCGACGTAAGCCATCGCACTCTTGCGAAAAAATTTCACCTCTACGATCATTTTTTCCCTCCATTTTTTCATAAACTCAGTGTCATCGGCGGCATCTGCCGCTTCTGCACATAGCCCCAAAACGTTTCTGCCTTATCCAGCAGCCACGCAAGATCCTCCTCATGGTCGGCGCGTTCGATACGCCTTGTCCTGATCGACCAGTCTCCGCGTATATCCTGAAGCGCCGCGAACAGATCCACGAAATCCCAACCGGTCGCCAGCAGCTGCCAGCAGGTTTGTGTCAGATAGTAGACCGGCACATTCCCGTCCGCCCACTTGTCATAGTCGGCCTTTTTCATGAGCTGGCCGGTCTTGATTTCCAAGATTCCCTGCCGCCCGTTCTCATCGGTCAGTTCTCCGTCAAGCGTCGCCGTGAGCCACGGCCGTTCGAGCTGTGACAGAATGTCATACGGATAATGCTTCACTTCCATCTGCGGATTCATCGCCGCATACAGTTCACGGAGCGCCGGCTCCATCCGAACGCCGCGTTCCACCGCCGCGTTGGCCGAAAGATCTTTGGCCTTTTTCTGCCCGGTCTTGATCTTCCATAACTCTACAGGTGATGTCCACGGAGAAAGCCCGCATACCGCCGCCGCGTCTGAGCCTCCGATTCCCAACTCCTGCCGCCCTTCCAGCCAGCTTTCGCGGTCATCAAAGTGCTTCCGGATCAAAACCGACTGTTTTCCATTCAAGTACGGCATAATTCCTCCCATTCATCCGGCTTCATACCTCAATCTCCCGTGTCTTTCCTCGTCCGGAGCTGACTTCTGTAGCCGAACGGCCAAAATAGGCGTAAACCTTGTCTACCATGAATGGATGCGGCTTTCTTCCGGAAAGCCAATTTGCCACCGACGACTGACTGACGCCGAGATCCTTCGCAAGTCTGTACTTGGAAACTCCCTTCGTCTCCATCAATCTTTTCAGTGTTTCAGAAAAGTTCACAATTTCACCCCCAAATCCTCTTGACAAAGCACAAGTTGGAGTAGTAAAATTCTGAACGTCCAATACAGAATTACTCCATCAACCAGTCAAAGCGCCATAACGTGCTTTGATTATTTGGGCTTGTCTTATGCTCCATATTTTACACCATTATTGACGCATATGCAACCCTATTGGAGTAAAATCACTATCCAAATTTGGAGGTATCTTTTTATGGAATTTTCACAAAAACTGAAAGAACTGATGCGTGCGCGCGGCTTGTCCGCTTACAAGATGGCAAATGACCTGCATTGCTCGCAAACGACGATCCGCAATTGGGCCGATGGAAAAACGACGCCGCAGCCCCGGACGATCATTCAGCTCTGCGAATATTTCGGTGTCTCCGAAGAGGAACTGATCGGCGGTGCGCAAGTGCAAAAAAATAACCCCGACGTCAGCAACGACGCCGAGGTTATGGAAATGGTTCATATTTTCAGCCAGCTTTCCGCATCCACTCGTTCCAAATTGCTCGAACTGGCTCGTCTCTATTCAGAAGCGGAACACAAAAACTCAGAAACCGAATAAACCGCTTTCTATCCTTTACTTCCATCAGCACCTCTATAAGATCTTCGTTCATGTCCACTGCTGCTTCCTTTCCAGACTTCATCGTACCATGCATCCTTTCCTGTTTCATTCGTTTCCAGATATCTATGCCGTGTTTATATTTTAGAACGGAAGTTTCAAAAATGCAATCGCTCATATTGCACAAATTTCCATTTCATTTTTCTATAGCACAAATTCAGAATCATCCCGTTTATCGGACTCATTTTGTGCTATGGTACTCCGTCAGCCCCGCCGCCTCTGGCACAGGCGGCGGAGCCTTACGTCAGACCACCTCATTTGTCCACCGATCTGCTACACCTACATCGTAGCAGAAGCGCAGAGATCCGTACAGATGCAGTTTTGCGTTTTTATCGCATCTATTGCGATTTTCACACCTATCTTCTGTGAAAACCGTGAAAATCGTGAAATCATACGATGGAGGTTATACCCAATGAGTGCAATTCAGGAGTTAGCCCCATATATCGCGGAATTTCAGCCCAGCATCAAGCGTGCCAAGGCTGCAAAGGGCTATACGAACAATGACCTGATCGCGCTTTCCGGCGTTTCTAAGTCCGCTGTTGACCGTCTCTGTGACGGCTCCCAGACCGACCCGAAACTGTATTATGCCGTAGCCATCTGCAAATCGCTTGACCTGTCTATCGACGATTTGTTCGGCCTATCCGCTTCTTCCGAATGCGCACCGGAGATTGCTGAGAAGCTTCACGGCCTGGAACTGCAAAACCATGAAAAGGAAACGCGGCTCTCTGAAATCAAGGGCGCTCTGAACGTGGCTATTTGTGATACCGAGCACCAGAAAGAGACGACCGAGATGCTCCGGTCTCAGAACAAAGGACTCAGATATACCGTTTTCTTGCTTGTCGGCCTTTGCGCAGTCCTTGTGTTTACGCTTCTTTTCTATATCATTTGGGATTCCAGCGTTCCAACCGACGGCCTTATTCGGAACGGGAACGTCAGTATTCTTGCATGGATCGCGATTGGACTGGTTGCCGCGTCATTCCTGTCTATCTGTGGGTTTCTTTTCCGGCTCCTTCGTAAAAAGTGATTTTTCCTTTAACTCCGTTACATATTTTTTCTTGGAGGTCTTTTCTTTGAGCAATTACAGCGAACGTGATAAAGCCGTTCTGGACAGTCTGGACGAGAACATTCGTCTTGCACCGCGTCTCGGAGTCTGCGCCGATACCTTCTATGCCCTGAAGCAGGAGTTCCTGCGTGTCATGCGTGAACGCGACGAAGCCATCCAGAAGCTTTCGGAGGTGCAAGCGCATGGCAAACACTGATTTGACCGTCGCGGCTGCCTATATCCGCGTCTCCACAGAGGATCAGACCGACCTTTCCCCGGAGTCTCAGCTTGAAAAGGTGAAGGAATACGCCGCGAAAAACAATATGCTTCTCCCCAGCGAATTCATTTTCCACGACGATGGTGTTTCCGGCCGTGCGGCAAATAAACGTCCCGGCTTTCAGCGCATGATCGCCGCCGCGAAGGACCCCGTGCATCCATTCAGCGTCATCATCGTCTGGAAATATTCCCGATTTGCCCGGAATCAGGAAGAGTCCATTTTCTACAAATCCATTCTCCGCTCGAAATGCAACGTTGACGTGATTTCCGTCTCCGAGCCGTTGATCGCCGGCCCCTTTGGAAGTCTGATCGAGCGCATCATCGAGTGGATGGACGAATTCTATTCCGTCCGCCTTTCGGAAGAGGTCAAGCGCTCCATGACCGTCAACGCGAAGAACGGCGTCCTGCAATCCACCGCTTCCTTCGGCTACAAGGTCGAAAACGGCGTGCTTGTTCCCGTCCCCGAGGAAGCGGAACTCATCAAAGAGATTTTCCATCGTTTTCTTTCCGGCGAGGGCTTTTACCCCATCGCGCAGGACCTGAATTCCAGAGGCATCAAAACGCATCGCGGGAGCCGCTTTGAAAACCGCACAGTGGAATACATCATCCGCAATCCCGTTTACATCGGAAAGCTTCGCTGGAATCCGGCCGGGCGTACCCGCCGGGACTTCCATAACGAAAACATCATCTGCGCCAAAGGCGCTCACGAGCCTCTGATTGACGAAGAGACATGGGAGGCCGCCCAGCTCCGCGTCGAGCAGTTGAAATCCCAATGGGCATACCATGGCCGTCCATCCTCCGACCGCAAGCACTGGCTCTGCGGCATCGTCCGCTGTGCATCCTGCGGTGCAACCCTTATCTGGTCCCAGCCGCATTTTTTGAAGTGCAACAATTATGCGCGTGGTTCGTGTAAGACCTCGCAGCACATTGCCGTGGAGCTGATCGAGGAATCCTTTATCCAGCAGTTGCGTCACGATTTTTCGTTTTCTTCTGAAATCTCCTACCAGATTATCGACATACCAAAGCCGCAGGACACGCGCGCCGGCCAGCTCCGCCGCAACCGTGACCGCATGTTGTCGCGCCTCGCGCGTTCGCGCGATGCCTACATGAACGGCATCGACTCCCTTGAGGATTACGCCGCAATCAAGGCATCCATCCAGAAAGAGATCGACCAGATCGACGCGGAGCTGTCCACCCTAGAATCCGCGTCCGGAGCATCCACTGAGGTTTCCATGAAGGATTCCATCAAACGTACCTTGGAAACGCTGGAATCCGACGCCCCAATCTCGAAAAAGTACGACGCCGTCAAACGCATCATTGACACCTGCACTTTCGATAAGCAAAACATGCTTCTTTCCATTGTATACCGCTATGAAATCTGACTTTTTTCTCCATACCTAAAATTGTAGTCTATTGACGTCCGGAGGTCCAGATACCAGAAGCCTACAATTCCACCGCAAATGAAAACGCGCAGCGAACTTAACCGCTGCGCGTTTCCCATATTTTCGTGTCATATCTCATTCACGGCGCATGTACCGATCCGTTCGGAGCGCTGCTACAATCGAAAAATTTCGCTTTCCCTGCGTAAAGCTCGTTCATGAACGCAAGCGTGGCCTTTGTTGCAAACGCCTGCCGTTCTTCGTAATGGAGATCTTCAATTGCAATCAGGCTTCCGTCTTTCCTTTTCGCATAGCTGCACACCCTGATTTTTGCGTTCTTCTTCAATTCCGACCCCCTCTTCTACATTTCGGACCGTTTACAAAGTAGGAAGCACCACATCGTAGTCTAGAAGCGCTTCCCGCCGAATATCCTTTTCATCGACAAACACTTGCTGTTCTATCAGCTGTTCCATGAGATCCCGAATCGCTTCCGTCTTGAGCCTCGCCGTTCCCTTTTCATAATATGACGCAGGGACTTCAAAATAGCTCTCAAAAAATGCCGTGGCGCGTTGGTAGTAATCACCTCTCACGCTTTTCACCCGCTTTCAGTGATTTTATCAGTTTCCATTCGCCATCCGGGATGATCTGCATTGGTCTCCCGTAGCCAAACTGAAATTTTGATTCATCCATGAGATCAGGGAATGGACTCGTTTGCGCTTCTTTCGCTTCGGATACGAGTCTTTCATACTCGCGCTCCATGGCTTCTTGAAACAGCTTTTGCAATTTTTTGAACGACATTGCGCGTTCAAGTCCGTCCATCTCGTCCCATGTCATCTTCCGCTGCTCCCGAATCCGTGATCTCCGCGCGGCGTTTCATCGAGCGTGGTCACTCGCTTGAGATTCGCGTGCTGGAACGGAATCAAAATCATCTGCGCAATTTTGTGTCCTTTGGAAACGCCAAACGCTTCTCCGCTCGTGTTGACCAGCGTGACCATGATTTCCCCCGTGTATCCGGAGTCTACAGTACCGGAGCATAAGATCCCGAACGATTTTAGAAGTCCGCTCTTTGCGCGGATCGCGCCGAAGTATCCTTCCGGGATTGCCATATGAATGCCCGTCCGCACCGTTCCGCGCGAATGCGGCAGTATGACTTTCTCTTCTGCTGCAAGCAGATCCATTCCAGCGTCCGCGTCGTGCGCGTAACCCGGCATGATTGCGCAATCCTCCAACATGAGCGGAACTTGAATTTCCGGCGTTACAAAATCAATCGCCGGTTTAGGCGCAGTACCGTTATCCATCATCATTTTCAAGATATCCGCCATCTGCGCATTTATGCCGTCCAGGAAACCTTTCCAATATGCGCAGGCTTTGCTTCCGGTTTCTGCCGCCTCCAAGCCCGCAAAACCTTTCTCAATCGCGCTGTTCATCATGCTTTTCTCCCCTTGTAATTGAATTTTTTGATATGCTCGTTTCTGGCGTAAAACGGCTGAAAACGTTCTCCGTATCCCTTTTTCAGGATTCGGTCAAGTTTCTCCTGCAAAACATCGGATTCGTTCCCGCATCCCCATGCATCTCCGAGTTCTGCATCCAGCTCCGCGACCTTCACGGCAAGCTTGTAAAGCCGTTCCGGGCCGTATCCATCCATTGCAAGAGCCGCTCCGTACAGGTCGGCGTATTTCTGACAGCCAGATTCAAACCCGATTTGAAGGTACTCCTGCAGTTGTTCCTTCTGCTTCTGAGCGAAGGTCATGCCCATCATTCACCCTCCCGGAAACACGCGCGGATCTTGCTTCCATTCCACATGGTGAATTCTACCGTGTAAAAACGTCTATTGGGATGTACATAGATCACTGTTCCGTAGAGTGCTTCCTTGTCTGCCGGCCGGCTTTCCATTTTATCCGGCGAAAAATTAACGAACTGCTTTACGGTTTGTCCTACCTGAATCATTTCTTTTTCCCCCATCTGACGGCCGGTAGACTCGGCCGTCCATATATGCCTTGTACCCGTTTTTCATCATGGAGCGGATCGTATCATCGTCATAGACGCACGACTCATGTTCCGTCGCCATCATGGTCTTTCCGTCGAAAGCGCGGACGATTTTGAAATTCTTCATCGCACGCGCCCTCCGGCCGCCTTCGCGTCACGCTGGCGCTTTCTGGCGCGGCTTTTCTGCGCCTCCGAAGCGCCGGTGCGGATACGCCGTTCCTGCTCATTTTTGAGTTTTCTTGCATACTCCGCCCTCTTTATTTCCGCATATGCGGCATATTCCTTGCATTCCTTCCGGCATTCCGCGCTTCTTTTCGCACACTCTGCCGTGCAAGGGCATCTTTTGTCAAAGTGCTGCGGCATCCTCGCCAAATGTCTTACACCCCCAAAAGTTTTTTCATGTCTCTACAGTCGCTCCGGCCCATGTTCTTTCTCCGGCTTTCGCCGACCATCATGACGGGATAGCATCTTTCCAGGAGTCTGTCATAGATGCGATTTCTTCGCATGTCGTATTCCTCCGTCATCTGCTTCGGTGTAAAGTTTGTGGTAATGACCATGGGTACCTTTGCCCGATAAAGCGTATCGACGATGGTCGTGATATGCTCGTTCATGTACTCTGTGTCGCGCTCAACGCCGAGATCGTCTATGGATATCAAATCCAGCTTCGCCAGCTCGTCGATGAATTCCATCTTCCCGTTCCAAATCGTGCTGATCTGGTTCGTGAGCCTCGAAAAGCTCGTCATTCGGCATCTGTATCCCTTGGAAACCAGTTCATTCACGATGCACGCCGCAAAAAAGCTTTTCCCCGTCCCGACATTCCCGTAAAGGAGAATCCCTTTCCCGTCTCTCCGGAGCCTTGGAAAATTCTCGCAATAGCTCTGCATTCCTGCGGATACCTTCGGGTTTGCACGGTCATCTGCTGCAAACGTAAAGTTCGCCATGCATTTGTCCATTCCGGCAAAAGCAGCTGCTCTCAGGTCCGCAATCTCCATCGCGTGTTCCTTTTCTGCCTGCATCCGGACGGATTCTTCGGCCTTTTCCGTCATGCACTTGCAAAGGCACGGAGCTTTCATTGTCGTTCCATCCGGAAGATCGACCTTCGTCTGCCGTTTTCCTCCGCAGATTGTGCAGTAAAGAAATCCATCGTTGCCTGTTTCTGTGTTCGCCAAGTCCGCAGGAACCTTCTTTGCGGTATTCCGCATGAGCGCCGCATATCCGCGTCTGTTGTCCTCATCCGGGATGTAAGGGGCTTCCGCCTGCTTCTGTGCACGCAGCTTCATGAGTTCATCCATCCCAAGCGTCATTTGTAGAAATCCTCCGGTGATCCGTATTCAGTTGGTACGGCATTTTTCAGGGACTGCGTTGTTTTTCTGGAACTGCCGCCCTTATCCTGCTCTCTTGCAAGCCATGCCGTAATAAATGCCCGTACCCCGCGCCGCGTCTTTCGCTTAGTCTTGTTGGAGTCGCACCATCCGGCCATCTTCCGAAGCTCCTGCATAACGTCAACAGCTGGGTACAGTTCTTTCCATTTGACGTAATCGTCGTTCGTGACATCGAAGTATGAGTTATCATGCAGGATAAGCGAGATCACCGGCGGCGTGGAGGCGGATTTTTCCGGCTCCGCGCAAGAAGCATCGTTAGATGCTTCCTTAACCTCTTCTAAGTCTAAACCTAAACCTAAACCTAAACCTAAACCTCGGTTGCCATGGTTGCCAGATTGGCAACCACTTGGCAACCGCTCTGGTTGTTCGGGCTGTGTACTGCTTGGATAAAACTCCGGCGTTTTTTCCGTGTACGATTTATTCTCTTTGACGCATAGCAGTGACAGCTCGTCCTGATAGTCGGTTGGGTGATACCGGTCACTTCTGAGCGTGTTGTGCATTCGCCAATGCTTAATAACGATTACCCCAGAATCGAATCTGATGATAAAACGTTTTGCAAGCAATATTTTGAGGTCGTCAGCGGACGCATTGACATAGCTTGTAATGCGCATTGGGTTATTGATAAACCCGTCATCGTCGGCTCGCATGTTCAAGTGGAAATATAGCGCCTGTGTGGAAAGCGGCATTTCAAGAAATGCGTCGCTATCTATGATTGCCTTTGTGAACATTCTTTTTTCGGCCACTCTCTGTCACCTCTTGTGTGGTTTATCACGTCTGTTCCATGCTTTGATTGCTTTGTAGCAGACATCATTCTGCCATTCGCTTTCAGATGGATCTTCGCTGCATGAGAAAACTTTAGATTGTGCGCCGCACATTTCGCATGTGACAAAAACGATCCATCCCATGTATCTTGCCGAACATCTCCTGCTACGCAGCTCAATCATTTCATTTTCTCCGCAAAACGGGCATCCTTTTACTTCCATTCGTCGGCTCCTTCGGTTTTCTCCGGATGTGGACGCACGATCGTTGAAAGACCAGCATTCGCGCATATCTCCATGACCGTCCAATACTCTTCCTCGGTCAACACGCCAAGATTGATTTTCACAATGTCTTTGTTTCTTACGTCATCAAGAGTAGCGGCATCTATGAGAACCACTTCATAATTCATGTCCATTCTTTATCCCCCTCAAAATGGCAGATCCAGTCCGCTTTCATCGATCTGCGTGAAAACCTCCTCGACCTGCGTCGTCCCATTTTCTGCCATCTTCTCGTGGACCGGCGGATTCTTGCCGCTCCGGCTTTCGCCGAAATAAACGCTGTCCGCCACGACCTCGGCCTTGGAGCGCTTATTTCCGTCCTTGTCCTCAAACTTCCGGATCGTAAGCCTTCCCCTCACGATAGACATCTTGCCCTTTGTGAAGTTCCTGTCCACGAATTCCGCCGTCTTTCTCCATACAACACAGTCGATGTAGTCCGTCTCCCTCGTTCCGTCTCTGTTCGGGATATCCCGTTCCACGGCCAGTGTGAAGGACGTTACCGCGTCCCCTGCCTGCGTCCTGCGCAGCTCCGGGTCCTTTACGAACCGGCCCTGCAATAAAACTTCATTCAGCAATTTCCAATCCTCCATTTTCTAGTTTGCACCGCGTCGAGCCGCACGCTCGGCCACACGCCACGTTGATGTGTTCCAGCGTTAGTTTTATCATCGAAATCCAAATTCGCCTTGAGGCCGCTTCTGCGGCCTTACAGTCACATGCCGTTCAGGAGCAGGAGCATCACGCCGATTGAAACGGCCAGAAGCGAGATCCCCACGGCGGCGTAGCACACCATCTCGTGGCTGCTGCGGAATCCTCTCCACTTGTATCCGGCTTTCAGAAATATGATCCCGCCGACCATACACACGATATCCGAGAATACCGCAAGGAATGTCAAAAACACCTTCACTTCTTCTCTGCCTCGCTTTCCAGATATCGCTCTTCCATCCGTGCAAGATAAAACTGTGCCTTCCGGATGTCCTCCAGCGGTTTCCCTTTGAACGGATGCCGCCAGATGTACTTGACCGTCTGCCATGCCAGCACCGCCGCCACCGGATCATCCCATCCCTCGACCATCGCATTCAGCGCATCAATGCACTCAATGGAGCCATGGCAATAATGCGTCGGATGCTCCACGGCGTTTTCAGCCTGTGTTGCCTCTGCATCCTGATTCATGAATGCATTGACCTGTGCCATCGGCTTTTCCGCTGTACCCTCCATCTGCGTCACTTTTCCTTCGCCTCCCTCTTGTAAAATCTGCACCCGCAGTCAACCGAACCACCAAAAAACCGGCTTTCCGCGTTGAAGCAGCTGAACTTGTCCCACGACTCGCATCCCATGCACGTTTTCTGCGGCGCCGCAAGCTCCTCCCGTGCGGTTACGGCTTCTGTTCTTTTTCGCTCCGGCATTCGACGTCCTCCTTCCGTTCAAAAAACTCACATCCGCAGTTTACAAAATCTGCGCAATGCGGACTGTCTCCGTTGCAGCAGGCCCATGTGAAGTCCTCCCACCATACACATCCCTCACAGTGCTTCGACACGTTTCGCTGCCTCCTTCACAAAATATCGCTTGTATCGCGTCGCGTCTCCGAACCTGTCCGTTCCGTTCTCCCATACGTCCGTGACCTCATATCCGCGATGCTTCAAGTCCCAAATTCTTGCGCCGAGACGGGTGTTCCCCAGCTCACGCGTTGCTTCCATCTGTGTGATGGAGCCATGCTCCTTGCAGTAGGCAACGATCCTCTCACAGTCGTTCATACCGTTCCTCCTTCTAAACGTCTGCCCAGTTCCGGCAGAGCATCGTGAGCGAAACATACGCAATGGCATTTTCTCCGACCTCTACCCAAAACTTTCCGTACATGCTGACGATGCTGACCGCATAGACCTTTCCGTGCCTGAGTCCGTGGTATCCGGTCTTTCCCGTATACCGCATCCGAACTGTGCTCCGTTTGTCATTCATCGTGTATCCCCTCCTAATTCTCATTCTACAAGCGGCAACAAATGTTTTTTGTACAATTTTATGTCAACCAAGTGGGAAAGAAAATCAGCGGAGCGCTTGGAATCGCGCCCCGCTGTTTTGCTTTGCTTCTTAGTTGTACGCATCTCACCACAGGCTTTCCTGTGTTGTCTCCGTGACTGCCGCGCAGTTCTTCACGCTCTGTTCGTAGTAACTCGGTTTCAGCTCCACACCGACAAATCTGCGGCCGTTCTGCAAGGCCACAACGCCCTCAGATCCGATGCCCATAAACGGACTGAGAACCGTATCGCCGGGATTCGACCACAGATTCAGTGCGCGGCGAATGACGGTGAGCTGTAAAGGGCAGACGTGTTTCTCGTCCTTTTCCTCGCGGGCAGAGCTTGCCTGCAGCGTATCGGATGGATTGATGTCCGTCCAAATTGGAGATGCATACCGCTGCCAGATGGAAACTGGGAAGGATTCGTTCGTGTGCTCGACTCTTTCAGGGTTTTCCCCCGGCTTGCGCATCGCAACCAGATAATCCGGAATACCTTGTCTGGACATGCAGGAATCTTTTTTTAGCTGTTTGTGCAAAAGCCCAAGTGCCTTCGTCCGCTGCATGGCGATCACAGGGTCCTTCCAAATGCATACCTCTGAGTGGTAGATAAAGCCGGCTTTCTGGAATGCGCGAATCAGATCGCCACGAAAGTCCTTGATCCCGATGTATCCATCTCTTTCCTTTGAGGTTGGGAGATTCATGCAGTGAACGGCCATGATACGTCCCGGCATCAGAACCCGGTAAAGTTCCTTGATGATGAACTCGAAATGTTCAAAGAACTCGCTATCAGACTTGCAGTTCCCAAGATCGCGTTCGCTGTTCGAGTATGTGTATAGCGATGCAAAAGGCGGTGAGTAGATTTCAAAGTGTACGCTGTTTGATGGGATACCAGGCAGAATCTCGCAGCTATCGCCGTTATAGATGGCGTATCTGTCAGTAATAACCTCTTTTTTTACGCAAGTTTCATCCATTGTGGTACATTCATCCTTTCATTTGCATAATAGGTTTCTGTGATTCTTGTCGTATGCCGTACATCAGCGCTCAAAATGTCCTTCGTGTATTTTACCAATTCCTGCGTCAGCCGTATCGCGTCCGCCTGCTTGCGCTCGATGTTCGCCTTTACTGCGCCTTCCGCATCCGAAATCACGATATAGACATCTACAGGTCTTGTCTGACCATAACGCCAGCACCGCCGGACCGCCTGGTAATATGCCTCGAAGGAATCCGAAAGTCCGACGAAAACTTCCCGGCTACAGTGCTGCCAATTCATCCCAAATCCAAACACTGATGGCTTACTGATGAGTATTTTTCGTTCTCCGGATCTCCATCGTCTCTCATATTCCACTTTCAAGTTATCCGGCGTAGCGCCTCGGATGGAGAACGCTTTTTCTCCGAGGTAACGTTCCAATTCGTCCTGTTCCGCATTCAGGTCGCACCACAAGATGCACGGCGTATCCTTTCCTACTGCGATTTCAGCGGCTTTCGAAGTTCGTATCTCCAAACTGTCGCGTCTGGCTTTTCGCCGTTCCATCAGCGACATGGATACCTGCGGTAGAAACCCGATTTGACCATCATCTGCTTCAATCCTCTCAGACCGGCAAATACATTCATGCAGACGCAATTCTGGAAGGTCGAATCCGGACATTTCGTAGCCAAGATCCGACGGCTTTGTCATGCAGCACGCCCAGCTCGCGACCCATGCGAAAAACGCCTCCTGCGCGTGCCCCTTGAGCCGCCATTTCTGCGTTTCTCCGCCGTCATGTACGAAATAGGTAGCCAGCATTTCCGTCCGGCTCATAATGCCTAGGAATTCTGCATGGTTGCCAAGTTCCACATAATCGTTCGGGGATGGCGTCGCAGTGCAGCAGAGTTTGTACGGTGTGAACTTGAACATATCCGTCAGCGCCTGTTTTGTCGCGCTGGTGTAGTCCTTCAGGATGCTGGATTCGTCAAGAACCACGCCGGCGAATGCAGATGCGTCAAAGTTTCCAATACGATCATAGTTTGTTGTGTAGATGCCTAGTGTCGTCACTGCACTCATATCTGGCGCGTAGGACGCATGTATGTCGAACTTCTCGCCCTCACGGATTGTCTGATGTGCAACGCTGAGTGGTGCTACCACCAATACGCTCTTTCCGGTGTGTCTGCAAACCTGATTTGCAAACTCAAGCTGCATCGGCGTTTTTCCAAGGCCGCACTCTGCAAAAATAGCGGATTTTCCTTTTTTAAGCGCCCACCGAACAATGTCATGCTCGTATTCGTAGAGTTTCGGGTTCAGGTCATCCACTTCAAATCCCGCATCGGACGCAACGTTTTGTTTTGATTTCAGAAACTCCAAATAGCTCTTACTCACACGCTTTGCCCTCCGGAATTTCAGCCAGCCAAAAATCACGGCGACATTTTCTGCATTCTTCCTCGTCTCTCACAAGGCAGAAGAGAGCATCGTCGTCTTTATTGTGGCGTCTTTTATCTACGACGATCGGACAAATAGAGGGCATCCCGTCACTTTCAATTCTCGCATTCGGGAACATCTTCAAAAACTCGCTCTGTCTCGTTTTAACAGGATGTTCTTTTGCCCATTGCTCTACTTGCTCTACAACGGCTTCTGCCGACCATCCACCAAGCACTGATCTAATCTGAACATCATTTGCAATCATTCTTCTGCATTGCTTTACATATTCAACAGCATCCATTTTCTGTCCTCCTACATCCAGACCATATCGCATTTGTTGTCCACGCAGTCCTGCAAGATTGCCTTGAAGTCTCGGAACATTGCGCAGTCGCTCCGGCCGGCATAGCCGTAGCAGATGTTGTCGTCGTAGTCTCCGATGACCTTCAAGATCTCCTTGCAGGCTCCGTATCTGATTTTTCCATTGCAGTCGCTTCCAAGCAGGAAATTCACGACCTTTACGTGAAGGTCGTTTTCACGGACAATCCTGATTGCTTCCGTGTCCCATTCCGTATAGAACTTCTTTTCCTCATCCGGACGCATGAGAGGCGGCGCATCGTATAATTTTTTGTAGTGGCTGCAAAACGGCCCTCCCATGAGTTCGACCACCTTGCGCCGCAGCCGCATGAAGCCGCTATATCCAAGGTCGATATACCGACCAGTTTTCTTACACTTGATTGTTACGCCCATTTTCATTTTCCTTTCTTCGGCTCCCCGTAGCTGCAAAAATCGAATGGATACGCCGATGGCAAAACACCTTTTTGCCGTGGATGCCCGCAGTTTCCATATTCCGTCCGATGCTTACAGTCCTTGCACCGCACCACCTCCGCAACGTTGGCGGCGGGCATTTCCCGAATTTCGGCATATGCGCGTTCCAACCGTGTTAGTGCCGTCATGCTTCCACCACGTTCTGCTTTCCGTAACGCAAATAGCGCATCCTCGCGCCGGATAAAATTAGCCATAAGGCATACCTCCTGCAATAACTCCGGCCATCCCATCCGGCAGGGCGTGGAATGGGTCGATTGTTTGTATAATTTTCAGCCGCAAGAGCCTTTCCGCCTGCCTCTTGGTCAGCCGTTTCTCACGCTGCTTTGGCGGCAGTTCGCCATTCTTAGCCGCGATGGCAGTCGGGTTGTGCTTATGTTGACCCATCGTCCCGCACCTCCACGCCAGCCTCGTCCAGCAGGTCACAAAGATCGGTGTCCACGCTGCTACCAATAAACTCACCATTTTCGTCGTAGTGGTTGTACTCCTTGGTCGGCCGGGATTCTATCCCTGCAAACTCTTTTAAGAGTCTCAGATATTCGTCGTTATCGATGAGCTGAGTCTGATAGAGTCGGCTCAACTGCGCTTTGGTTATGCACTTAGCCATCATTTACCCTCCTGTTCCATGCTTTCGTAACGGACTCTATCGCCGTTTCTTCTTCGTCATAGGTTATGGTGGACATAGAACACAAGCATTGATTGCATTGTATTGATGCTTCATACCCTTTTCTTGCTCTGTACGGTTCAAGAAGTGCTTCTCCCCCGCAAAACGGGCACGGTTTCAGTTCAGCCATCTTCTCTTACCTCCACATCCAATTCGCAGAACGTGCCTTGCCAATGTGGGCAATCCTTATACGGAACCTCGCACCAGCCGTATCCGTATGGGCAACGATAATCAGCCATCTTTCCTCGCCTCCAAGGCTTTCTCCGCTTCCTCGCGGGTTAAGAAAATCGTTTTTCCTATGGAACTTTCCACGAATGGGCAGAAAGGGTATGTTTCAATGTCCCATTTTCCCCGTATTGCGAAGTATTTCATGCTCCAGACTCGGTGCTCGAAGATTTCTCCGGCAAACACGCGGTATAATTTATCTCCGATTTTGCACGGCATCACGACCACGCGCCCCTCTCTATCTGCCCGCATCAACTCCCGGATTCGCTCTGCACGTTCCGGCTTATCCTCAAAAGCCATCTCCACGATGTTCTTTGCCGCGTCGGCCTGCCACGGCTCCAGTCCAAGATCTTCATAAGGCTTCAACCGAACATACAATTCCCGAATGATCTTCCGAAGAACGTCTTTGCTAAATCCCATGAGCGCAGGACCGTTCAGAATCAGATCAATAACACGGTCCGATGCGGTGCTCCATTCAAATTCTCTTTCTCCGATTTTGGCATTCAGATACCGGTCGGTATCTTTGTCAACGCTGATATTCGGTCTGGTCAATCGTTCCATTTCAAAACCCCTTTCCCCACATATCTGCAATACGCAATTTCCAGCTTCGCACCCTTGCTTTCCTTTGCATCCGGCAGCGCGAACAGAATATCCGCCGCATCGATCATCCCGAAGCACAGCCGCATATAGTCCTTCGGTGTCAGTCCTTCCGGCAATTCCGCCGGATTCAAGATCACCGCGAGAGGATATAACTCCTGTATGTGCTTTGCCGCCATGCGGAATTTCATCTTGTAATTCGGATCTCCGGTGATCTTACCGGCCATGTAGATTTTCATGCCTTTTCTCCTTCCTCCGGCGCGTCCGGCAATCCGCGCCATTCCCAGTGGCTGGAATTGCCGCATCCGGCGCATGGACAATTTTTCGTCACACAGTTCATGCATTCGATAACAGTCGCATTATCAAATTCGCAGTAGTCGAAATGCTTACAATCCAGACACGATCGACGCGCTTTTATCTGCTCAAGCAGCGCGTCCCTCTCGGCTTCTGCCTCTGCCTGCTTCTTCCGCAGCGCCGCGTTCTCGGCGGTCAGGCGCTCGATGAGGTCGGCTGCATCGGCCACTAAGCGTTTTAGGCAATCCCCGTAACAAAAGTATTTGCAAGCTGTGCAGTCAATGTAGTCCGGGTCGCTGCAATACCGCAGCGCCTGTATAATTTCCTCGTATCTCATATATCCTCCATCCCTTCAAGAACCATTTGCCCCGGCAGAACGCCGTCTTCCATCCACCAGTGCATCACGTCCTCGCCGGTCTGCCACGCGCACGGAAGTTCTCGCTTGCGCCGTTCCTCAAGCATCCTGTCAAACGCTCGGATATACGCGGCCTTGATCTTTGGGTAACGCGCGAACTCCACCTTCCGGTGCTTGCCTGCAATCGGGCAGCCGATACAACCCACGCGTTTCCATCCGCATTCATACAGCGGATTCATGCAAATCTTTTCGGCAGAAGCGTAGTCCAACACGTCAGATTCCTGCCAGTCAATGATTGGGTTGACCGTCCTGGTCCCCTTGAGCTGGCAGTTTTCCATCAGCATGCGGCTTTCGTCATTGTCGTTCATCAGCATCAGCCGCTTGGATTTGTCCCTGTGCAGCGCCTCCATGACTCCGCGGGATTTGCGCTTTTGCGACTCGGCCCACCGGACGCCGGTAGCGATCCCCCTCCCGCGGCCGCTGGTCTCTTTGAGCACCGCGCAGCAGTAGCGTACCAGGCGTGTCGGCGGCATGAGTTTGCGCGGAATCAAATTCCACATGGTTACATTCGTTCCGTCTGGGCGCTTGTGCGTATCAACGTCGCACTTTACCCCCGCCAGCTCCAACCGCCGGAAGGTATCCAGCACATGCCGCACCGTCTCCGGCGCATCTGCTGTCGTCAGCGAGTGCAGCACCTCATACGGTATCCCTGCCGCGCAAGCCAGATGCAGCAGCACGTCAGAGTCCTTGCCGCCGGAGTATGTGATTACCAGCGGTTGCTTGTAGAGCCGTAAGCTCATATCCGAGGCCATTTTCAGCCGCTCAATCGCGGCCCTTTCCAAATCCATTTCATTTCCCCTCAAAATCGTACTTCGGCATTTCCGCCCACGCGATCACGTCGTCCCAATCTCCGCGTTCCTCCAATCCAAACGAATGGTTTTCCCAATCGTCGGTATCGACGCGGCACACATCTTTGTCCACTCCCCACTCGGTTGCGATTAGGATTTCCTGCTCATCATCAGGCATAGGGCAGTCGAACATATACTCCGGGATTTCAAAATCCAAATAGCCATGCTCGGAAAATTCAGTTTTTTCCGCATCCGTCAGTGGGCGTTCGTTGAGTTTATGCCACAATACCGGCTCGACAAACTCTCCCATTGTGCTGCCGTCCCGCCTCACAGCGTACTGTAGTGCCTTGCGCTTGATTAGAGACAGAAGCGTTTGAATCTGAAGATTCATGAACCGCTTTCGGTTCCAAATTCTCCCGTTCCAATAGATGTTTTCTTGCAGCACCAAATCGTCCAGCGACCGAATGCAATCGCCTTTCATGTATTTGGGTTTACTCATTTCCTTTTCTCCCATTCCAATCCGCCGAACATAGTCGTTTGCTCCATGTCCGGTTTCTTTTTCTGCGCCGCCATCCGTTTCTCAACCGGCCTTCATAAATCACGATCATCCAGTCCACGACACTGCTATAGCCAATTTCGATGTGCATCGGTATCCGCGACCTTACTTTGTCGAAGAATCTCAGAAAATCATCCATTTTCGTCCCCGTACCTTTCTTTGATTGCCGCTTTTGCCTCTTCTTCCGTCTTGAATACGTAACCCGCTCTGTTACGGTCATCGCCACTGTCAACATTCAACGTTTCCGTACTCCATATATTCATGCGGTTGCTAGAATCGAAGCAGAGCAACATCCTGACATTCGTGATTTTTGACTTTTTTGGGAAATACGTTGATTTTGAAACGGTTCCGTAGCCTCTGCACGTGGGGCAGTCAATTTCAAACGTCTCCCCGCCAATGTCAGCCGACACTTTCTTTTTGCCGCCGCACTTCTCGCAGGTATGCCGTTCGTATTCCGAACCGATCACCCAGCACTCATCGCCGGGTCGGAAGTCCTTTGTCAGATGGTTGACGATTGCCTTGACCTGCCTTGCAGGAACCTCGTGCGCTTCGACATAGACCTTCTGCTCACGAAGCTGCTTGACTTCTTCCTCAAGCTTCGCTTTATGCCAATTCAGGCTGGAAACCTCGCTTCTGATTTCATCGGCTTTCGTCTTCGCCTCGTTGGCATCGTCCATCAGCTGCTTTACTTCCTCGGTCAGCTCATTCCAGAGCGCAGCCTTTGCGTCCTCAATGATCTGCTCGGCTTTTGACGGCTCCGAAAACATCTCGTCGTATTCCTCGAAATAACTCATGTTTTTGCTTTCATCCTTTCTGCATCGGCGCGAAGCGCCCGCGCAAAATTCAAATTTTCGCATCGAACACCGTTCCGCAACGCTTGTACCGGAATCCCGACCACATAGCTGAGCTGCCATGACCGTCTGCGGCTTCCTGCCTGAATTCACCCTTGTGCTGGAAGAACTTCACCACAAATTCAGATTCAAAATCCTCAACCGTGACGATATCCCACTCGAAGATCTTTTCACCATGAATATCGTCCATGCCTGTGTACTGCCCCACCGTCTCCGGATTGACCTCCACGGCCGTGTCAAACGGCTTCCCGCTGTCGATGAAAGTCTTTCCTCCGCACGCGCACCCGTCGCTTTCCTTTCGGACGATCAGATTTCCGTACACCCACTCGCCGTTGTCCACACGCTTACCTCGAAAAAGAATGTCCCTCAATTCAATGCCTCCCATTGTTTTTCGTTTGAGAACTTCTGTGTCGCTCCCTATATTTCCATCATACGAATCGCCACAAATATTTTTTGTACATCGTTATGTAAACGCACAGCATCCCGCTTTCGCCCATCACCACCCACACCGGACCGTTGCCTACCTGCACACTACCTGACCTTCCGTCGAAGCACTTCCGAAGGGAACCTGTATCGTTGCCGAAAGGCAACCGCGCAAATTTTATTTTTTGAGGTATGACCTATCGCCTTTTCATTTTTTCACCTCAGAATTGGAAAACCACCCCCTCCCCATTTTAAGGAAGAAGAAATGGACGCATCGTCAGCGCACAGAACGTAAAGCGCCGAGTTGATCGCGCACGCCGGATGTATTTAGAATCAGATAGAGGTCGAGTGAGTGAACGTGGAGGTGGGGGGAAGTGCTATGCGTGGTTACGAAAACAGAAGCCCGTCTTGACTTGTAAAATGGGGGCGGCTTGCATTTCTGCCGTCTCGGTTCCGGATTCCGTTTACATTAGTGCCAATAATGTAAACGGAAGTTGGCTATAATTGAATGATATCTTGCAAAACTCGGATTTGCCCGAACTTTTGACGATTTTTCGAGTTCTGAGGCGCTGCCTGGGGTCGTTTCCCTTGTCCGTTGCTATGGCAACAAAACGGGTCAGACAAGCCGGAACCGCTGAACACGGCGGAGCCGTGAACACTTTCCCCGCCCTGGCCTTGTGTTCCTGTATGCGCTGGCAATGGCTGGCGTGAGAGTGGCCGGAAGTTTGCCGGGCTGAGATGTGCCGCGCTTGCATAGGTGGGAGTAAATGAAACGGGAGTAAACTATACTTTAACCGTGGGCGTGTAAAACGTGTGCGCACATACGCGCACGGGCGCATACACGCGCGACGCGCGCGCACGCACGCAATATTAATTGTATGTAGATACAGTTAAGCCGCCTCGACGTTTAGCCGGGGCGGCGTGGTGGATGTATGGCGGGGCGTTGCTTTAGGCTTGGGCGCGGTAGCGGCTGCGGATGGAGTTGATGCGGCGTTGAACTGCTGATTTGCTCATGCCGAGCGCAGAGGCAATAGCGCGGACGGTGAGACCGACTGCAAGCGCCTGTATGATCTGTCGATCGGTGTTGTCGGCGGCTGTTGCCTCGATGGCGGCGCGGATGATGGCGGCATCTTCTGGGCTGCTGGCGGGGGCGGCTGTGACGCTTGGGAGTGCGTCTAGTGCGGTTTGATCGGCTGTGTCTCCGTCCGCGTCGCTGGCTATGATTCGGCAGCAGTTGGAGGTGTGGCGATACTCTGCGCGGGCTATGGTGTGTACGGCCTGCGTGCAGGCGGCGAAGAGAATGAATGCGAGCATGTGCGGTTCTTCGGCCTGCTCGTTGCGGGCCAGGGCCGGAGCTACGCGGGGCCAGGCTTCGGCGGCGACGGTCTGCGCGTCGTCGGCTGTGCGCATCCATGCCGTGTCAGCGCTGCGGCCTGTAGCTTCGGCGCGGCCTTTGACGGTCCACGCCATTCTCTGCAATGCGGTATACTGTTCCTCACCGCTCATATTCTCCCACTCACGGCGGACGCTCTGCGCGGCTCTGGCGGCCTCGTGGGCGGCTTTCAGGCATAATGCGAACTGGGCGCGGCTGCGCGTCTCTGGGAACTCTGCGACGGTGGCGCGGTAGAGGCTCCACGCCTTGCGCATGATCTGGCTTTTGTTCATGGTGACGGTCTCCTTTTTCGTTTCATTTGATGGGGGCGGGGCCGCTTTGGTGCCCGGTGCGGCTCTGCTAGGGTGTCCGGGGTGGGGGCTGTGCCCTCAGAAGCTCGGCTGTAGCTTGATCTCCCAACGGCCACAAATGTCGCCTGCGGCGTTTTTCTCGGCCTTTTTCAGGGCCTTTTCGATTGCTGCCGCTTTGTTGGGTGCGCTCACGGTAAATGCTTGGTGCTTGCCGCCATTATCCACGCAGCGGAATGCGAACTTGTAGCTGCTCATGCTCTCACCTCCCCGACGGTGAATTCTCCGGCCCATGCCTGCAAGATGCTGCCGTGCTCCATGACGGCGGTGATCCAGCCGCTGACGTTCGCGGCCTTGCGGCAGCGGATGATCTGCCCGCGTCCGGCGTTGTAGTCGATTCGCAGGCCCTATGCAGCAGGCCGGAGCCGTG